CTGGTTTCATCATTAACCAAGATGTCCGGGCTTTCATTCCAACCCTTGAGAGCCTTTACCATCGAGATAATTAAGGGGATTTGACAATGAGCCAAACAATCGGACTCATCTAAAATCATCGGACTAGCGAAGCTGTAGCTAGAAAGTCCTTCTAGATTTATGGTGATTTTGTAATTTGCTGTAGTTGTCATGGGTTTAATTCCTGTTTTTGTTCTTGGGGATAATTGGTTAAATAGGCGATCGTGCTAATCTGTTGGTGCGGGGGTAGCCTAGTTCTTGTTGGGAGTTGGCTACCCCTTGCCTATTTAGAATGTGTCTCTACAGAGATTGATAAATACCGTAGTCGCTAGTTTTTGAATAGTCTCCTCACTCAGTTCTGGTAGTTGTTTCTTAGTGGCTCGGTAGCAGTCTGCAATCTTACAGGCTAAGGATTCGATATGTCGATCGTACGCACCACCCGCATTCTCAGGGGTAACTTCTACAGGGTCGGCGATCGCTACAGGCTTGACTAGAGTGGCAAGCGGGCTGTAAGGAGAATCAGGGACGTAGGTTTGGTTGTCTTCATACCCGGAGCATAGCTGGGTTACAGGGGCATTTTCTACCCATCTCTCTTTACCCTTCGAGTCAACAGTGCAAGTGATGCGATCGCCAGCCTTGAGTGCCAAAGCCCCTTCATGGTTAGCTCCTAACCAGATTGCAAAAGCAAATTTGAGATTGCCGCTTGCTTCGATGATTGTGCATTCTCTGTAGTCTTTGGTGGTGACTGTTTTGACTCTTTTGACGATTGCGATAAATTGGGTTGTCATTTGATTTGGCTCCTTTGTTTTCTTTCTACTTCTTTATAGTATCTCATGTACACTTGTAGCGCAAGGGCATAAACATCAGACTTTTGCCCAAAAGCTACGCCAATATATAATTAAATATTATAAGTACACATTCACGTACACTTGCTGTATAATTGAGGGAATAACAAGAAATTAAAACTATGCCCAAAAACTCCCACAAAAAAATTGCAGCAGCCTACCCGTTTCCGAGTGCGGGCAAGGGATTGATTTTTAATGATCAGCCGATCGGGGTTAGGTTCCCCCCCGCTATCTCGAATTATCTAAGGGCGCGAAAAGATGCAGAAGGTCGAAAAGATACCCAAGATTTTGTCCGGGCAGCCGTGGCAGAAAAATTAGAGCGTGATGGGATAAATATAGAAGTTGCGATCGACCCCACAGTGGAACCAGCAGCCACTAGAACTGCCGGATATCTACAAATCCCGTCCCCAAAGTTTGAGATGTACGAATCTGTAGTCCTTAACTGGAATGGGCAAACAGCCAAAGGGCAGATTACCGATCGCCGCTATTGCTTCGATGGGGATGTCTGGGAATATCAGATTTCCGGTGGGCAGTATGCGATCGGCGACTACGTGACTTCGATCGAACCCGAACCCACACAGATTAATAACTAATAGGAGCTAATAATGAAATATTTAATCGGAGTCATGCTTGCCTTGATTCTCCAAGGATTGATAATATTCTCAGCCAGAGCAGACAAAGCCCCTGATAAGCCACCCAGCCCTTCTAGGGGTTCCGATCGCAGAGATGCACCATAATTAAACTCGAATCAAAAAAACATGAAAACCACCACGCCCGACTGCATAAACTGGAAGTTAATAGAAAATTGGGAGGTAAGTCTAGCCCAGAATTTAATACTGGTTGATCAAATGATTCTAGAACTCATCACTAGTGGAGTAGCTCGTCTCTCTGCAACCAAGATCAAAGAAAGGATAGAAATCCTCGTTGAGATAAAAGCGACATTAATTGCATACCGGGATGGCGGTCACAATCAAATGTAGAATATAGAGAACGATCCTACACCCCTCTAAGCGATTCTAGAGGGCTTTTTTTGTGCGTATCAGGTATAAGATTTCCGATCGCTCTTAGCTTGAACTTCGGATAACATTTGCATTAATTCTCTAGAATGCGATCGAAGCATTTCAATTAAGTCAGCCCCGCCGTCGCCATTTATTACCGGGGCATAATTCAGGGTGATCGATTCCCCAGCCGACCCGCCGCCCTGAGTTGGTGGTGCCATACCCATGCCACCAGCCGACCCTCCGCCTTGAGTTGGTGGTGCCATACCCATCCCCATGCCACTAGAGAGATTGGATACAGGTAGGAGCGATCGCCCTAACGCTCCTAAGATTGGGGTGGCGGTTATCCCATCTGCGATCGTGGTCATTAACGCAGGACCAGATTTGTCTAAGTCTGACAATGGCCCAGTCTTTGCAGGAGAGAATGGCAACATAGCTCTAAGTTGCCCGGCGACCCCAGAAACCGCAGACACCGCCGCACTAGCCCCAGCCATAATCCCCTGTGCTAGAGCAGCCATAAGCGCCGACCCCGCGGCTGCAAACTCCCCAGCCATACTCTGAACTACACCGATCGCAGCACTCATAGCCCCAGAAATAGCAGGGCCGATCGAATTGAAAGCGGCTGCCATAGCTGAAACCATGCTGTCAATCACTCCCATAATTCCCGCCATAGCCCCGGCGATCGATGCAGATATTCCGGCAATAACCCCGGCGATCGATGCAGATATTCCGGCGATCGCTACCATTACCCCGGTTACAATTCCCATGATCACCGTCCCGATCATCATCCCAATAGTGGAAATTACTGCTACGATTCCCGTAATAATTCCCATGATGGCCGCAGAGATTCCAGTTGCCACGGTGACTAAATACCCTAGAATCATGGCGTTTATGCCCATTAAGACCGTCCCGATCATCGCTCCGATCATAGAAATGGTGGCAACTATCCCATTGATGACACCAGATATCATTGTCCCCAAACCCATAAAAGCGGCTCCAATCCCAGCGATTAAACCCTGAAAGATAGCGATCGCCGGAGCCATATTTCCAGAGAATGCTTGAGTCATGGCATTCCCATAGTTGCAAATGCTAACCTCACCCCGGCAACAAAATTATTTATAATCGCTTGAGCAGCCAAAATCATAGAACCAATGGCTGCGGGGATTTGGGCAAGGTTGGCAGGTAGTTCTGAGAGTACGGCAGGGATAGCAGCAAAAACCCCGGCAACACCCTCCCAACTACCTGTAACTAGAAATGCACCCGCCGCTATAACACCCGCCGCTATAGCAACTAGCCCCGCAGCAAGTAGAGCCGCTGCACCCAATGGCGCAAACATGGCTCCTAAACCAATGGCCGCAGCACCACCGCTTATAGTTGCGATCGCAGTACCTACGGAGGCGATCGCCATGAGAAAACCACCGACGGCAATAGCTGCAACCCCGATCGCTGCCACAATCCCCAAGATGGCAACACCGACTGCAATTATGCCGGGGTTAGCTTGAGCAAAACTAGCGAAAGCCATAATCATAGGCCGGATCGCAGAGGTTACGGAATTAATAGCCGGGAGGATTGCACTGCCGATCGCAATCCCTAATTCCATGAAATTGTTCTTGAGCAGTTGCATCTGTGAGGCGGTGGTACTGGCAAAGATTTCAAAACTGCTCTGCATTGTAGAGAACCCAGCGTCCCCCGCCTTTTTACCGGATAGGTCGATCGCCTTAGTAAATTGATCCATCCCAGCGGCGGCGGTCATAATTTCATCTGAGAAACCGACCCCGAAGATTTTAGATAGAGCAGCCCCGGCTTGTGGCCCGGCTGTTTTTACTTTTTGCAGAAAACCTAAATAAGCATCCGTTCCTTCTCCACTCTCGAAAGCTGTTTGCATCTCAGTGGCACTAACCCCTAAAGCCTTAAACCCCGCTTGAGCCTCACTGCCTAATGTGGTTGCTGATGCTAATTTAACCGCAGTGGAATTAAAAGCCCTAGCTGCCCGTTCAGGGGCTAACCCTAAGCTGGTAAAAGCAGCGCCTAATCCTGCTACATCACCTTCACTCATCCTGTAAACACTGGCAACACCCGCCGTCTGTTGAGCAAATGTGATGATCTGTGCTTCGGTGGTGGCCATGTTATCGCCAAGCGTATTCACCACGTCCCCAAATCGGGTCAATCTTGAGAAGTCCATCTGCCCGGCTGCATCAACCATTTGGAATGAGTTGGCAATTTTAGCCCCGCCCTCCGCCGCTTGCTGGGCGGTCATGTCAAAGGCGACTGCCATAGTGGACATGAGAGTTGTAAATTGTCCAAGGTTGGGGATGCTTACCCCCAGCTTTGCACCTTCAGCACTAATTTCAGCAAGGTCGGTTGCCGCTCTAGGGATGACTCTAGACAGCCCTAATATCTCAGTGCTTAACGCTCGATACTGTGCTGAATTGACTGGAACGTTCGCAGCTTTTGCAACATTAGCCATAGAACTCTCAAACTCGATCGCCGCTCCAACCGCAGCCGTCCCAATCCCAATAATGGGTAATGCGATCGCCGCTCCCATCCCCACTAGAGAGGAGCCGACCGCCCCGATTTGAGCGAGTCCTTTGACACTGTTTTGGACTCCAGAGATGACCGCACTGGCATTATCGATCGCTTCGATCGTGATTGAGAGGAGACTAGATGCCATTTAATTTCTCCTATTATTAGTGGAATTTTCTCTTTTTTGTGCTTGGGGATTAGGGGTTAAAAGTCCAGAGATTGCCCCTAGTCCAGAGCTACTTAAAACGATCATGAGTTGAGGGATTTCAATCCCCACTGCTGTCAGCCATATCCCCCCCGATAGGGAGACTAAGACGGTCAGGCATAAAGTTGAAATGATAAATCGATAGGCAAAGGAATATTCTGCTCTTGTCTTTTGCTCTCTCAGTAAAAAAGCTAGATCATTTTGATACTGGAGGTAGAGAATTTGATGCTCATCTTGAGTAAGCTGAATCTCTTTGATCGCCTGCTCCGTTTGGATTTTTATAAGGTCTTGAGCATCCTGATCCCTTTTCAGATCATTGAGTTTGGCGGTGGCTTTGGCGATCGCTGACATGTTGGCGATTTGCTTCTCTGTCAAGTCAAATTGCAGCGTCTTTAGATTTTGAATCTCCGTAGAGTTGGCAACCGTTGTCGATCGATCAAGCTCATCCTTCATGAGTTGAACGGTCTTCGATCGCTCAAGCTCCTCACGGATAAGCTGGAGGGCTTTTGATCGTTCGATATCTTCTCCCGCAGACTGATCCGTTAATGCTTTGACTTCGATCGGGGGATTTGGAGAATCTGGAGAATTTAGATCGTTGGACATTAACCCCCCTATTTTTTCCTAAGTCTTTTATCCAGAGCTTTTTGATAATCCCTTGCGTGACCAATCCAGTAAATTAAGTCCGCTAAATCGAGACTATAAATATCTACAATCCCCCAGCCCGTTATCTGGCAAAAAGCAATTAGGTCGCTTTCTGTTGGAGATGAGTAAAAAGGGTATCGATCTTATTGGTGAGCATAAAAACATCATCAAAACTTAGCCCATCTTCATCTTCCAGTTGGTCGATCGTGATGGGTAGATCGTCTAGTAGGTACGATCGCATGACTAACTCTTTAGTGGCTATATCGCTGTCCTGATCCGCTTGTAGCCTTTTCCTGAATGCAAAATAATCCTTGCTACTTAATGCAAAACGACTGGCCACTTTGCCACTAGGAAGGGTGAAGGTTTCAACGGGTTCTTTCTTTTTTGTTGCCATATTAAATTCCTAAATTAGCCCTAAATTGGCTTAAGATATCAGCCCCGGCGACTCTGTAAGTATTACTAAAAACATCGATTTCCAGTAGCTCCTCACCCCCTAAAATGAGTCGGACGTAGCTTACTGCCATTTCGGAGCTAAGTTCGATCGTCTCCCCCTTTTTGAGTTTCCCCAAAGGGACGGTCTTAAATATTCCAGACAGGAAAACTACTACCGGGGTTTCGGTATCCCCCAGCAGGGTAGTGGTTTTCTGGCTTGCCCTTGTTTGGAGTTGCACTGGTCTGGTTGGGTTAGCGATCGCCTTATAGGTGGTAGCATCAAAAGAAGTCCATGTGAAGGTTGCCTCCATAGCTTCGATCCCTGCAAAAGTTTCCACCGTCCCCACTACCCCTAGCCCTTCATGTTCAATCAGAAGCTGTTTTATTTCTGGCAATTCGATCTCAGAGCAGGTGCCAATTTGCACATTCCCATTAACCCAGACACTTGCGTTAGATACGGTTTTAATCATTGGCTTAACTAGCTCCTAAAGTCCCGGTGAGGGTTTTGAGGTAATTGATATCGATCCGGCTTTCGATCGTGATCCGCTCAAGGGGCGGGGGTGGCATAAAACTTAGATCAAATGTCAGATGACCTAAGGCGATTTCTTCTGGGGTATTCTTGGCAGGATTATAACTACAGTCACCACCGATCAAGGCTCCATCCCCAATTAATTTCTGGATGAACGCTTTTACGCTTTGCACGATCGAATCAATTAGACCGTTAGAGATTGGCATATCTAGGAATTGGAGCAGGGAGAACTCGATCGACTCGTGCAAGATATCTGCAACCCGGCGAATATTTATAAAGTTCCTAGGGTGAGTAACTGAAGGCCAAGCAGCCGTCCTGTTACCCCAAGTTCTAAGTCCAGTGCTAAAGGTATTGAATATTGTAAAAATCCCCGCTTCATTTAGCAGGTTTACCTCTGAGTTGGGGTCGTTAATCCCCGCAGTTAACCTGCGTTCAGCCCCCACAATCCCCTTAATTTCCGTATTAGAAGGACTAAACCAGTAACCCTTTTCAATATCCTTAGCAGCGATCGCCCCAGCCACCCTAGGGCTGTATGGTTCCATCACTTCGGTGTCCGTGGCTAAGTCGTAAACTTTGACGTGTGGATAACAGAGGATTAACCCATTACTACTAGTGTTGAAGTTGATCGTCCCGATCGGGCCTCTTCCAGTCATCGCCTGTTGGAAGGTAGTCCCGATCGGTGCATCTACCAACCCCATAGCCCGGAGCCGACTTACTTGAATTGCCAGTTCTGCTGTTACTGACAGAAGCGTGGCAAACTGAGGCACAATTAAAATTTTAGGAAAGAAGCCAAAGAGAGAATAAGAATCCTGCCAAGCCTGCATCCCTGTTCTATTCCCAGCCCCGTCAACAGTACCGATTACTGCTGAAGGCAAGACCAAGGTAGGGTTGGCATAGGTAAAGCCAATCTGAACTGATGCTAGGGCAGGAATGGCTCCCGTGCTGATGCGAGAAACCGTCCCTTTGATCATGTCGATCGAATAATCAACACCCAGAACATAGGTAGTAGTTGTTGCTGTGTTAGTCACGGTGGCAACAATAATGCTTTGATTCGGGAGGGTGATTTTATCGGTGGTGAAAGTGAATGCGGCGGGCGCTACGATCGATCGATGCACAGCCGGATCAAAGACATTCACAACAATGCAAATGCCCGCCCCTTGGTCAAAGATTGCGTCAATGGCAGCGGGGATTGTGAAACCGGGAGTAGCTTGACCAAAATATTTAGCTGCATCTCTGGGATTGAGAACCAGCGTTGGATAGTTGATAGTGCGATCGGCTAGGGGTACAGTGTGGATCGGAGCAGTGCCAACAATGCCAATTATGGCGGTCTTGACCTGCCGAATACTTCTAGCCCCGATCTCGATTTCGATCGTTTCTACCCCGTGTAGATAATTTGCAGCCATTATTTTTTACTCGCTATAGTTACGGGATTAATATTTTCTGCAATGACAGGTTTTTCAACGATTTCTAAATATTTTTGAGCAATCAAGCTCTTTACATAATCATTATCTTCTGGCAAAGTTATGGGGTTTTTTTGATAGAGGAGGTAGTCGATCCCGTCGATCGTTACCCCGCTATTGACTGGGCCTGTATAGATAAATTGCTGCATCTGATTCAATCCAAATAATATCTAGCCTAATGGCGGGCGCTAACTTTTTCCGCTTGATCAAGATCAGGAAATCGAGAGCCGGGGGATGGTAAGAAAATGGCTTGAATAAATAAGCTGTATGCCGTGTAAACTTGGCAATGGGGTGCTATGATAAAGCCATGAAGATTAAATTTTCCAAACAAGTCCGGGCTGCTCTTCCTCTTTTCTCTAAGTCCGATCAAAGAAACTACGTTCGAAATGCTGTATGGAATCAATTAGTCAAGGACGGGCGGATCGAAATCCCCATTAATGTCAGCAGGGAGACTGTTGAGTTTTTTAGCAGTGGTGGTAGCGTGCTGTCCCCATCCAGATCAACTCCCTTAGAGTCGGAGGTGCGATCGCCTGCTTCTGATGCTGAACAAAAGGAGTCGGAGCCAGTGAGTGAAGCACCTAGACCTATCCATCCTGCTTATGGTTCTGGTTATGCAGCAGGCGGTGGCGGGGGTTCTGTCTCTCCGCCTGTTTTTTATGCTGGTGGCGGGGGTGCGATCGGATCGTCCGGGTCGGTTGGTACTGGGGGCGGGGTGACATCGGAGTTTGGCACTTTTTTTAGGACAGACGGCATTACTCTGCGGGTTCCATCTAGATCGAATGCCTTAGAGTCGGAGGATCGATCGCCTCAAGGCAACTGATCGATCGCATTACTCTCAAAGAACCCCGGCTTAATCGTTGGGGTTTTTAATTTATTGGTGGGGTGTAGAATGGGCTGTCTTCATTGATTACTACGTTGCCATATCCATCCTCTAGGGTGATTTGCTTGAGGAGGACATAAGAATCTATGTCGGGAATCTCAAAGAGCCTTGTGGGGACTATTAACCGGATTTGGTGTATCCATAACTTATCTTTCTCACCCATAAATTCGTGCGAGAGCAGATAGATATTTTCACAGTCCGGCGGTGCGAATCCTATTAGTCGGTTGCAGATATACCGGATCGCTGCATAAGCTCCGTTGGGTTCCCTGAGATTAATTAATCGGAGTTCGATCACGAATTGGAGGAGTACGGATTGAACTACTAAACCCAAGGAACTGGGGGATTCAAAGTTCGTCTTGTCTAGATAAATCGTGAGTATCCCTGTATTAGTGTCTAGCCCTAAATCGCTTGGCAAACTAGGTAAGCCCCGCACCCTGATCCCAGTGGATCTAAGAGGGGATAGCCGATCTATTAGAATCT